AGCGTAAAATTGGTTGTTATTGACAAAGAAAGGTATCGTGAAATTATGAAAAGCCGGAGATTGTTTTTAAAAACAAGGTCTACCCATGGATAAAACATCAAATGACACGGCAGCACCCGGGAGTCAGCCGCTCAAAACGGGGAAAAGGGAAGCATTCTGCCAGGAATTTGTCAAGGACTGGAACCAGGCCCAGGCAGCGATCAGGGCGGGATACTCCGAGAGGACGGCCAAGGAACAAGGATGTCGTCTGTTAACGTTTGTTAACGTTCGATTACGCGTCGATTTCCTCTCAGAACAGATCGCGAAGCGCAACAAGATCGAGCAAGACGATATCGTTCAGGAACTTAGCGCCATCGGCTTCTCGAACATCCTGGATTACATCGAGCCGGAGGAGCGGGAAGTGGTCTGGACTCGGGGAAAAGGCAAGAATGAGCACGTGGCCACGGTGTTTTTATCCGGCGTGAAGATGAAAGATTTCGAGCACATTCCCCCTAAGATCAAGCGCAAGATATTCGCAGCCGTCCAGTCCGTCAGAGAGACACAGTACGGCATGGAGTTCAAGCTGTACGACAAACTGGGCGCCCTGGACAAGCTCGGCCAGTACTTCAACATGTGGAAGGGTGAAGGTGACGACGGCAAGGGCGAGACGCCCAAGTCTCCGGAAGAGATGCGGAAAGAGCTCGGGATCGAGGAGATAGACGATGGAACAACAAACGGCAATTAACGCAATTAAGCAGGAGCTTGAAAGGGCGAGGCGCCTATTTCCTGAAGGGTTTAAAAACGAGCATGAGGCAATCGCCGTGATACGAGAAGAATATATCGAGCTCGAAAGAGAGGTTTTCAAGCAACCGGTTAGCAGGGACCGACACCAGATGAGAGAAGAAGCAGCCCAGCTGGGCGCAATGGCGCTTAGGTTTTTGATGGAATGTTTATAGATGCTTATTAAGCGGGCCTGGAGGCAAAGCGTCTCAGCTCGACGTGAATTGAGAGACGCTTATGGTGATATTCTGTACATGCGCCAAAGCCCTGAGGAGTTTTGGGGCGCCTTCGACTTCATGAGCATCGATTGGTATGAAAACGAGGACGACTTGATAGGAGACGAGGTCGTTGTTCGTACCTAAGCTTGCACAACTCAACCTGCAAGATAAGTATCGGCTCCTTTTGCGTATGCGCAAGGAGCCTTTCGCTTTCTTCCTTCCCAACCGTCCCCAGGCCGACTTCATCAGAGCGGTAGGCACCCAGGTACCGGACACACGGATTTTCCTGATGACCTCGGGTAACGGCACGGGCAAGACGACGGCCACGATCAACATGATCGCCAACATCGTTTACGGGCCCGTAAACATCTTCAACGACATCCGTGACGTGCAGACCGGAGAGGTTTTCTCCGGTTTTTTCGATTATCCCCTGTACAAGAACTTTCCCCGCGACTGGCCGCACAACATCTGGTACGTGTCCAACAAGGACTCGCTCAAGGAGATTTGGAAAGAGTTCCTGAACTGGATCCCTGCCAGGTCGATGCATTACTCGAAAGACGGCAAGACGTATATCTCCGAGGTCTTTTTCAAGGGCACGGACTGGCGCCTATCGTTCAAGACCGTGGATCAGGACATCAAGACGTTCGAGACAGCCAACGTGTCCATCGTGATCTTCGACGAGCCTCCGCCCCAGGCCATGTTCAGGGCTGCCATCTCCCGCCTGAGAAAGGGCGGGATTATCATCATACCTGCCACGCCCCTGTTCTCTGCGTCCTGGTTCGTGGATGATATCATCGACCGCATGTCCGAGGACAAGGACAAGTATCACCAGACCGTGTCGGTATGGGAGAACTGCATCGAGACGTCGGGACAGTGGGACCTGGGCAGGTTCGGCGTGCACCCCAAGGGATGTCTGCACAAATCTGACATATCATTCATGGTTAAGAATTTCGATCCTGACGAGCGGGAGGCCAGGGAGAACGGGAAGTTCCAGTATCTCTCCGGCCTGGTCTATAAGACCTACAGCACGAAAAAGCATTTCGTCAAGCTGATACATCCCCGCGACACCAGGCAGTACGTGTACCAGTTCGTCCTGGATCCCCACGATCGGAGACCGCCGGCCGCGATCTGGATACGCATCGATCGTTGGAACAGGAAGCGGGTGATCAGGGAGTGGCCGTCGATCCACGATTCAGCTTACCAGGGCCGGCTGTTCAAGGATATCAAGAGCTCCGATCCCTACGTGCTGGAAGATTTTGTCCGGTTCTGGATCGAGATTGAAGAGGCGTTGAAGATACCGAAAGACCGGGTTCAGGCGATCATCGATCCTAACTACGGCAAGAAGCCCAACAGCGTGTCAGGGCTGATGCTGTACGAGGAGTATGAGAAGGAATTTCGAAGGCAGAAACGGCCCAGGTCTTTCATCGTCGACGCTATCGACGACCGAAACACGGGTCACGCTGTCGTTAAGGAATGGCTCAAACCCACCAAGGACGGAGACTTTCCCCTTCTCATCGATCATATCTGCTATAACGTGGACTGGGGTATGAGGAACTACTCGTATGAGCCGGAACCCACGGGAAAACTGGCAGAGAAGAAAGACCTTGCCATAAATGTGCGGGAGATCGGCAAGGACTTTCCGGACCTGGTGCGATACGCCTGCGTGGTGGAGTGCCGGTGGCGTCCCCTGCCTCCGCTTCCAGGAGAGAGGAGGGGTGACTACGGCTATGGGTACGAGGGAGAAACGGTTCCGCCGAGGGGGGAAGGAGCGGATTTCGCTTGAAAAAGTAGGTAAAGGAGGTTTTTAACCCAGAAAAAGGGGGTAAAAAAGTAGGTTTTTAAGGAGGCGAGATGACATTTCCACTTAACACAGATCAGCCCTATGTGCCCTTGACGCTCGTTCCAAGAGGGAAATATATTCGAATCCAGGCCAAGTCGGGTGATGACAGCAAAGACGGGGCAATAGCAATTACAAGGGGATATTGCCGTAATAGGGAAAATCGAAGGTGGTACGGATGGAGAGAAGTTAAGTTTGCCGAGGGTCCGAGAGAGGGTGAAATCATCGAAATGTACCCACTGGCAATGGTTCGGTTGGTTGAAAAGGAGGAAGCATGAGATCATTTATAAGGCTGTTCAGGAAGAAAACTGGCGTGAAGGATAGGAATGGAAAACATATCCGAGTCGGTGATTTTATAAGGTTCATGAGCTTTCCGTATGATGATGATGACGGAACAATAAGAAAATCCAAGGTTTATCCAGGAGCATTCTGGGTTGAACCGCCAAACTTTAATTGCGATGGTTATGGATGCGGAGACGAGCAGTATTTATTGGGACGTCTCGGTCTTGATGATCTGGAAATAGCAGACCCCAGAATCCCCAGAAAGGAGGAGATATGATCCACATTGAAAAGCATAAGAGCAGGAGCGGCTTATTTCGTAGTATTGGAATATGCTGGCAGAACATATTTGTCATAGATTTTCGAGCCAATTTTATGGCATTGGACGAGAAATACATTGTTGGATTCACCGATCGCAGAAGGGGATTGGCGTGCGGGTGGGTAGATGCCCAGCTGTTTATACTATTTTTCACCGTAAAAATTACTGTGTTTTTCCCTTGGTGGATGCGAAAGGGATTAATCAAAACGATGTGCGCTTTATTACGTGCAAGGAGGTCGAAATGAAACGCTTAACAATCACTGCTTTAACAATCTTGCTGAATGTGTCCTGCTGGGCGCAGCCCAAGACAATCCTTCCTGGCAACACCAACCTCATCGAAGTGCTGTGGTACCACACGGGTCTGGACCAGGATGGCCAACCCGAGCAGCTATTGATCTTCGACGTGTGGGTTGACGGTCTGCTGATGCGCCAGAAGGGAGTGAGCGTCCAGGAGATGGCTGCCGGCCAGCTCAACGCGTTCTCCGTGGACATCTACAAGACCGAGCTGCCCGACTCCTTCGTCACGTGGATCACGGTGGAGGACGCAATGGGGAACACGTCCTCGTCCGATTCCCTCATCGTGGTGTTCCGGAGCGAGCCGATCCCGCCGTTGTTCGGCAGGGTGACGTGGGATCACGCCAGGATGCAGGGGTTCTGTAAGGGGCCGACCCTGGTGTCTGATGCAGAGCAGACGGTTCGGTTGATCTCCAAGCAGGGGTGGGACCTCCAGGACAAGGGCCGTCTGGAAATTCCTCTGGCCATGCCTACGGGCACGTACAGCATCCGGATCATCGGGTCGGAGACTGGATCACCGTGCCTTCTGGTGCTGGAACTGGGTATGCGTCGGAAGATTTGGAAATGGGACGAGCAGCCCTACGTTGCTGGACAAAAGGTGGATATCTGGCGCGAGTGCCAGGTCGACCTGGACGTGCTGGAGGGCCATCACGTGCTCCGGATTTATCCGGACGGTCTGACGTCGGCATTGCGATCGGTGACCGTGGAGCAGCTGGGCGTGGACGGCGTGGCCCCAGAGAGTGTTTCGGACTTTATCTGGCGGAGGAAAGGATAATAATCGATAGGAGCGCACTATGTCTAAGTTTTTGATCGCTGGCACCTTTGACGGAAACAAGAAATACTGGAACGGGTGCGGATGGACGGACGACCGATCGACCGCAGAGCGTTGCAGTGAACAGGAGGCCATGGGCAAGCTGGACCGGATGCAGAAAGAGGGCATGGTCAGCGTGAGGATTGAACGGCTGGAGAAAAAATGTTAGTGGATTTCGCTCGACGCTCAATGGCGGTCTGGATAGGCCGATTACTTGTGGATATTGGTTGGACGCGCAGACTATGTCTGTTAGAGGCGCACTTGCTCACATACGACCAGGATTTTGTGCGTTTACTTATTTTTAGGACGTTAAACCTTTCTTTGATTATCTATTGGGAGCGAAAGGATGCCTATAAAAATTATCCCTTCTTTGTAGACGAAGAAGAATGGAGGTACCGGTATGAAAATTAAAGAACGCATCATTTACCTGGATAAATTCTCGGGCGCCGGCAAGAGCAGATACTTCCTGCTGGCGCGTCTTTTCGATCAGAAGAACAATAAGATCGCGAGTGGCACCGTTGAGATTCCCCGAAGGAAGCTTACGCGGTTCGAAAAACGACGTTACCGGAAAAAGGCCGTTGCTCTGATCGAGGGCTATCTTTCCAAATGCGTTTCGTTTTACGAAGCGCAAACAGAGAAGGCCCAGAAAGGATAAGCACCATGAAGTGTGCCAGGTGTGGCTCTGAAAGGTCGAGGGTCATCAGAACGAAAAGAATCTACGATGGCTATGCGATCAGGCGCCATAGGGAATGCCTGAAATGCGGCCGGATATGGTTGACCACAGAACGCGAGGAGACACGACATTATGCCGATTTATCCGACTTAAACGATCAAAAATAAAAAAAAGTGCTATATGTGCACATTTTGAAAAAAAAGTGCTATATATGCACCACCCCTCTTGACTTTTTACAACATATAGCTTATCTAAGCGCGGAGGACGACTAAGGCAATCAAGAGGGGTTTTCTATATGGCCCTACCTTCGCTTACCGAACGCAATGATATCGTAAGACGCGTATCCCGCGTTTTCCTGAATGAATGGAATGTCTTTCAACCAGAGTTTGACGCCTACGAGAAAGGCTACAAATGGCTGGCAGGCGAGCAATACACCCCGAGCCAGATAGCCTGGTACGAGGCTCAGAGACGTCCCACGCGCGTCTGGAACTTGATTTTCCCCACGTTCAACCGTGCTCTCGGAGACTTCCTACTCAACCAGGCCAAGGACCGAATCTATGCCCGGCATGGTGGTTCGTCGAAGATAGCGGACATCTTACAGCGTGCCATCGATTCCGAGCTGATCAATACGGAATATAAGGACGAAATGGGAAAGACGATCCTGGCCGGCCTGATCAAGCGCGGTGTGCTGTACACCCGGCATTCGAACGAGCGCGAACTGGACGGTTCCATCCTGACGACAAACGTGGACGAGTTCCAGTTCATGTTCGACTCCAGAACCATCGCAGATTTCCAGAGAGATGCCCAGTACGAGATACGGTCCAACTGGATGACCGTGGATCAGATTTTCTCGCTGTGGCCGCACTGGAAGTCGGAGCTGAAGAAGATCATCAAGGACAGGGAAGATTCGGCGTACTGGGATGCCCAGGACGAATTCACAACTGGCCTTCTCTGCCACAAGGAATTTGCAGACCAACGGAACGGCAAGTACCGCGTTGTAGAATTCCACGATCGCGAGTATGACCGGTCGGCAGAAGTGGCCTACGATCCCATCTTAAACGAATCCCAGATCATCACCCTGGAAGGAAAGCGCAGGGATGTGTTCATCAGGGCTAATCCTCACCTGCATATCGTGCCCACCAACACGGCCGAGATGATTTCAATTTCATGCGTCATTCCTGGTCTGCATTTCTTCCTGCAGAAGAAAGATGCGGATATTCAGGATCGTCATTTTGACTACGCTCTTTTCCATGCCTACACCTACGGCAAGAGAACCATCGATCATTATGGGATGATGAAGAACTGCATGGGTCCGCAGGAAGATTTCAACGATAATCGCAACCGCCATACCGACATCGTCAACAAATCGGCCAACACCCAGACCATCCTGAAACCCAGCAAGATTTTGAATTACAGCGATGTGAAGAAGCACGGAAGTGCGCCCGGGCTGATCGTGGAGGTGGACGAAGGCTCGGACATCAGCAGTGTTTACAATCGCCTGGACCCGCCGAGACATCCCATCGCAAATGAGCGCTTATCCGATACAAGCCACGAGCTTTTTGACCGGATTAACGGGATCACGGAGAATTTGAAGGGATTGAATCAGACGGCCCAGGAGAACGCCAGCCTGTTCGCGCAGCGCGTGATGGAAGCGTCCAAGAGTTTTGTACCCGTGGACCGGAACATCAAGCGCCTCCAGGCCCACGTGATCAACCGCAGAATCAAGTTTATGCAGAAGTTCTACACGCAAGAGAAGTTTTTCCCGATCGTGAATCCGGCCCCGGGCGATCCTATGGAGGTTGCCATCAACATGCAGATCGGCGACCGGATCATCAACGACATCACGGTGGGCGAGTACCACGTCTTCCCGTCCACGGAGGAGCGGAATCCCATGGTCAGGACCCTGAAGTTCATGGAAAAGACGGAGCTCGTGAAAATGGTGGCCGAGCTCTGGGGACCCATGGCCGTGGATCCCCGGTTCTGGCTGGAGAACGCGCCCATCGACGGAGTCGAGAAGCTGATTGCCAGGATCGAAGAAGCGATGGGCATTCAGCTGGCCGAACAGGAGAAGCTATCAGCCTATCAGGACATTCAAAATATCATGCAAGGAGCAAACCAACAGCTGGCCCTGGAGTCAGCCGATGGAAAGGAGGTGTTGAGCACACCTAACAAGTAGTCTGTTTTATCTCTATCTCCTCCTCTCTCTCCCTCGGCTCTCCCGAGTCCGGGGGAGAGAGGTAAAAAGGAGATGCACGAACACACATGCGAACTATCCCGTAGCGGACTCGCAAAGGAGGAACACCTTATGAGTAAAGATGGCAATAGCGCCGGCTCCGAAAACGGAACTACTGGCGATGAAGGCCTCGAAGGTAAGAACCTGCACGACCTGGACAACGAGACGCTGGACTCCCTGAATGTCGGTGACGACGGAACTATCCAGCGTGTCCAAGCCGAGCCGGATGGCGAGGCAGGCGATGAGTCGACCAAAAAAACGGGAGACGAAGAGTCTACTACCAAACCCGACGGCAAAAGCCCCGATCCGGAGACTCCCGGCCACGAGGGAACTATCGATGGCGAAGGCGGAGAGGACGGTCAACCTAAAGGCGACCCTCTCAAAGACACACAGAAAGCCTTTCATGAGAAGTCAAAAGCGCTCAAACAGGCTGAGGAGAAAATTCGGAAGCTTACCCAAGAGATTCGCGAGCTTAAAGAACCTCAGAAGCCCAAGAATTACAATCTGTCGGAAGAAGAACTCGAACGGCTTCGCGTCGATAATCCTGACGGTTATATCGAGGCTGTACAGGCCAAGAAGGATTACGACCGAGACAAAGAGGACTACGACCGGCAGATCAAGGATGCTGAGGAAGAGGAACTGAAGCTCCGCCAGGACGCTGCCGCACAGGACACCATCGATTCTGTTATCGATTTTGCTGTAAAGGTCGTTGGGATCGAAGATGGGAAGAAAGGCAAGCCCTGGGATGATCAGCCGGAGGAATTACAGGAATTTTACAAATCCGAAAAATTCCAGGAGTTGATCTCATTCGTTGAGGCAAATCCGAAGAAGTTTTACGAGGATGACGGTTCCATCTCCGCAGACACGCTCCGGATGGTCTGGCGGGATTTGCATTTCGATGATCTCGCCAAGAACGAACGTGTCACCGGACGTCAAGAGACCGTGGAAAAGATCAAACGGGCAGCGGCGGGCGGGTCACCGTTCGACCGCGTGCCCCAAGAGAAAGGCGGTCGAACGGCTGGAACCGGCAAAACCTTGGACAAACTCACTCAGGCCGAGATTCACGACATGAGCGAAGAGGAACTGGCTTCTTATGAACCCGAGATTGATTTCATAGAGGAAGAGGGAGCCGAGTGATAGCCAGTTTTAACCTGCTGCGTCGGAGACTTCTTCCTCAAAACAGTGAGGTAGTTTCCGATGCCAGTACTCGATCGTTCCTTTACAGGAAACAAGCCGGTCTACCTGGCCGCTCAGATGAAGTGGCATGCCCTGAAGAAACATTTCTGGGGCAAGTTTGCCAAGTTCAACACGCCGGAGAAGACCGTTATTGCCAAGCCCGGGAACGAGCCAAAACCCATACAGAGCCCCATCGTCATGCAGCACGAACTGGAACGCCGCATGGGCGACGTGATGGAGATACCCCTTTTGCGAAACCTCGAAAACCTGCCGACCATCGGTATGGACCAGCTGGCCGGCCACGAGGAATTGCAGAAGCTCAATCACGTTCGCGTCCCCATCGACATCGTGCGGACTGCCGTGAAGCCCCAGGAGGGCATCATGAGCAAGCAGACGACCAAGGAACTCCAGCTGCTCAAGAGAGCCTATCCGCAGCTTCTCCGGCACTATGCCGAGACCAATGAGTACCTGGGCGCTTCGTACGGGTTCTATTACAGCCATTCCTGGAACATCCTGCAATCCAGCAGGTTTAGCGGCAACAACCAGAACATCAAGGCCGTTTCCCATCCCCACGTGTTCATCGCAGGGAAGGGAAAGGTCTCCTACGGTGTGTCGAATTACCCCGGCACTGCCGGATACGAAACGCAGATCGGCACAGACATTGGCAACATGGTCGACACCAACGTGTTCGACACCCAGTATCTGTCCGGTCTGAAAGCCCACGAACAGGTCATGCGCACCGATCCCCTGATCATGAAGGACGGGAATCCGCTGTGGCTGATCGTGGCACACCCCTACATGGTCTCTACCCTGGAAGCGGACGAGAAATTCCGCAATACCGTGGCTCAGACCCACGCCATCCAGCTGGCCAAGGACAACCCGCTCCTGGTCGGCTGCAAGTACATCTGGGGTGGATTTGCCATCTTCCAGTCCGACACCGCCGTCTGGCCCGTGTCCGTGTCTGGGGGCAAGCCTGTGTGGGGGCCGACCACCATTACCAATCTCAAGAGTTTCAAGAATTACTCCACCTATAACAAATTCGCGGCCATCCTTCTTGGAAACAACGCCATGTTCAAGGCTACGGGCCAGCCGCTCGAATTCAAGAAGCGGATGGCTGACTACGACGAGATAATCGGTATTGCTTATCGCGCCGTAGAAGGTTATTCCCGGGGTGATTTCTGGAACGAAGACGACGGAACTCGGGGCGACAACCTGATCAACGACGGCTCTGCCGTCCTGATCGCTCACGCCGAAGCCCCGGCTATGTAGGAGGACACTATCGTTATGATGAGACTAATCTTGACTGCTCTCCTGACGCTGATTCTCCTGGTACCGTCTGTCTTCGCAGCGGATACCTACGATAACACGATCAACGTCAGGGAGTCCGAAACCTCGGTCATCGTGACCGGGACGATCTCGTTCACAGGAGCAGCGACGGATAATCATTACACCCAGGCCATCTACATCGGCGACTGTAATGTGCAGAACTGCTTCATCGCTGCTTACACCAACAACGAGACCAGTGATGATGTGGACGTTTTCGTGGAGTACAGCGCTGACCGGTCCACATGGAAGCTTTCCACCCAGGCATCCGGAAAAATCCTGGAACAGCTTACGGGTGGAGTGCTCCAGGCGGACACGGTGAACGTTGTGGCTGCAGCAGCCGATGTCCTCTACAACAGCACGATCTGGATGCGTCTGAAGCACGACGGACAATCGGGCAACCCAGAAGCGACGACCGTCACGTTCTTTCTCAAGTTCACGAAGACGGTCCCGAGCAGCCCGATGAGCCGGACTCAGCGAATCCGGAACAAACTTTAAGGAGGACACCATGGCTGCAAATATTAAACTGATGGTCTTGAAGGAACGCCTGGAAAAGGGTGATACCAACTTCTCCAGCGCGAGCGGAAACGTTGGAATTATCCCCTTTGAGACCCCAGACCGATCCATGGGATGGTCTCTCCTGCTATCGGACACGGCCGTGACACCGTCTCATTTCAACAACTATGACGACGGTGAGGACGTGCCGGTCGGATCGTTTCTGATAGACAAGGCCACGCCCATGGTCTACGTCCTGACAGCGACCGACAGCTGGCAGGAGATCGGCGAGATCACCTAACCGCAAACCGACGGAAGGCAGGGAGGCCCCTGCTTCTCTGCCTTCTTCTGAAAACGTAAGGAGGCAAACGATGCGAAAACTTTATCTCAAGAACGACACGCCCGGAGGACAGATATTCGGGTACAAGCTGCCCATGGGCGGAGTCAAGCATGTGGCCCGCTTTTACCCGGACCGCCCGACGCCTGTGTCGGACGAGGACGCGAAAAAGCTGCTGGGTCTCTACGAGCAGCTGGGCGACTGGGACAAGGACGAGGAGAAGGTCAGGGAGATTCTGGCCGAGCGCGAGGCGAGGAGGAGACAGGAGGAGGCAGACGCCAGGAATCGTCGCAAACAGGTCGGCCCTGCCGTGCAGCCGATCCACACTGATCCTGAGATGGCCAAGCGAATCCGGCGGACGGAAAACAGGGATTTTCCCCAGCCGGCAGAGGACGAGGAGATTCCAGAGGAAGAGTTGAACAATCCCATCACGAACCAGGTGCCGGTGCCAGTGGCTCCCGTTCCAGTGGGTACGGTTGGGATGGCTCCCTTGGGCACAATCGTAACGACCGACGCCAACACGCCGAAAGATCACGAGCCACAGCCCGACGGAGATCGGAAAAAGGATCCTCATGAGCCGCCCCAGGAACCTCAAGCGGCGCAAGTGAATCATGGGGTAGAGGCCAAGACCGCCGAGCCTCCGGATAAAGCCAAGGCCGACGAATCCAAGAAAGAGGCCAAGAGCAAAGGGAAATAAATGGGCATTGCCTACAACGACCTGGTCGATGACGTCTGCGGGTTTCTGCAGATACGGATCACGGACAAGGACAAGTTCAGGGTTGACATCTCCCTGAACAGGGCCCAGGATCACCTCCTGGGCATTCTGCAGCCCAGGCACCTGGTCAACGCCATCCGCACCTGGCGGGGACACCTGGTGAACGGCGAGCCGGCCTACCAGTGGCCTGCCGATTTTCGCAGGTTCCTGAAGATGTGGGTGGATTTTGACAATTCCATCAGCAAGACGAACATGGGCTATCCGGCGATCCCTGTGGGCGATACAGAACTGTGGGACGTGGCCAACATCGACCTGCTGCCGGACAAGCAGCACCCCAAGGTATCCCTGGGCATTGAAGGCGGGTTCGAGCTCCAGCCCACGCCGACACAGAATGTGACCGAGGGCTGGCGTCTCCGGTACGTGGCCGTGCTGCCAAAGATTTCAGAGAGCCAGCAGTGCATCCTGCACGCCAGGCTCAGAAACGTGCTGACGTTCTACGCCACGTCCTTGTCCGCGCTTGTCGAGGAATTTTCCATGGCTCTGCACAAGGAGTTCAAGGATTACTACAAGGAAGAGCTGGAGCAGCTTCAGCCGAAAGCACAGGTTGAATGATGGATACGTACGAGATTCTTTCCACGATCCGCAATTTCTCGGGCCTGAATACCGAGGGTGCCCTGGACACGCGCCAGCTGAAACGGCTCTGCAACGCTGGCATGCAGTTCGTCGGACAGGCGCTCCTGCCGCTGATCAACAACTTCCTGGTCACGACCAAGACGTACGCCGACCAGACCGGATCGAGCGTGCCCGTGCCTGGCGACGCGCTCCGGATCATCGACGTGGAGCGGGAGAACTCGGACAATCAGATGAAATCCTGTACCGAAGTACCTGTCCAGGATCGATCCCTGATGGAGACCAACAGCAACTATCCGGACAATGAGAATCATCCAGGATACATCCAGGAAGGACGGGACGTCTTCATCTATCCCGCGCTGAGTACCACGGACGTGAAGGTGCGATACCGCCGGCTGATCGTGGACCTGGCCGAGGGGGAAGCCACCTACAACGCCGACACAAAAGCCGACCTGGGCGGGAATGCCAGGCCGGACGATGACGTGTACGTGGGCTACGACTTTGCCATCTATGTCCGCGACAACACGATCCTAACGCTCCAGGGCATCTACAAGTGCACGGCCTACGACGGCGCCAACAAACGGGTGACTCTGAGCGGATCGGGCAT